GTCACGGGGTCGGGCATGCTGCCCTCCTTGTTGGGTGGGACCGGCTCGGCCGGCGGGGTAGTGTCGATCGCCATCGCCAGCACTGCTGCTGGCGCGGCGCGGAAACCTGAGACCAGCGCGCGAGCGCGCGGGGTCAGGGTCGCCGACGCGGTTAGCGCCGGGATCTCGATCAGACTGGTGGCAAAGCCGCGCTCGACGGCCTCCGCGCCGGTCATCCACGTCTCGGCCGCCATCATGGCCCGAACCTCATCAGCCGGGAGGCCGGTGCGGGCGGCGTAGATGGTGGCTTGCATTGCATCCACGCGCTGGAGCAGCGCCATAGTCTCGGCGTGGTCCTCGCTGGTGCCCATGGTCAGGCCACTGGCCCCATGGATCATCAGAAAGGACGCCTCGTTCATCTGGATCTCGTCGCCGGCCATGGCGATGAAGGAGGCCGCCGAGGCTGCAACCGCCTCCACGATCACCGTCTTGTGGCCGGGGTAGCGAGAGAGGGTGTTGAAGATGGCAAACCCCTCGAAGGCAGAGCCGCCGGGGGAGTTCACCCGCACAACCACGTCTTCGCCGGCGGCCAGCTCCAGCATACTGGAGACGCCGGCTAGGGTGATTTCGTAGCCCACCTCGCCGGAAAGCTGGATCTCCATAGGATTGCCGGCGGCGGCCTCGACGACCCGGCGACGCCCCGTGGATGAAGCCAGCGGCAGGTCACGCGCGAGCGCCTCCGCCGCGTCGAGCGCGGCCGGTTCCAGAGCCTTCATCGTGCTTCCTTCAGTCTTCGGCGGGTTGCCGGGGCGTCACGGCACCCGTCGCAGCGATTTCCACGGCCGCGTTCTGGCGCGCGTCCTGCGCGCCGCCGGTGCCGGCCGTCCGGCGCGGGTCGATGTCGAGAACGAGGCCGCGCTCGTCGAAGAAGTCATTCGCCTCCGCGATGTCGTCAGCCTGCTTGCGCGGGTCATAGCCCATACTGGCAACGGTCTGCTGCCAAGTTGCGAAGCCTGCACGAACCGCAGCGATGGACGCAGCGACATCCTTGGTCGGGTCGACGAGATCGAAGCCAGGCGGGTTCCACTCGACGGGGTACCCGCCCGGGCGCTCGGGCAGCGCGCCACTCAAAATGGCCGCATCGATAAAGGCAGCCCACACCGGCTTGCACATCTGCTGGATGTGCATGAGTTCCTGATCTTGCTCGATCAGCCGCCGGAAAGGCAGCCGGCCGGCGCGGAGGCTGGAGTAGTTCGCTTGGCTGAGATCCCCGGTCAGCATGTCGAAAGGGATGCCCAGGCCGACCGATATGGCGCGCAGCGTGTGCGCTGAGAACGGATCGAAGGCCCCGGCCCCACTGGGCTGCAGGAACTTCGCAGACGCGCCGGGCGGCAGATTGCCCACCATGCCGGGCCAGAGTTCGGTCGGGTACTCGCCGGGCTGCGGGACATCACCCGCGAGCCCGCCTGCATCCCCACCAGCATCGAACTCCATCGGCGCCGGCGTCTCGTAGAACACGCCCAGCAGTGCCTGCACCTTGGCCTGCTCCACGGCCGCCATCTCGTACTCGTCCAGCAGCCGGAGCCGCATCATGACCGGGGCGAGGTCGGGCACCCCGCGGACCTGACCTGGACGGCTCTGGTGCCGTCGATAGACGTGGAGCACATCCGAGGCGGGCAGACGGTCATAGGGCCGCCCGCCCACGTCGAGGATCGGCAGCGCCTCGCCCGGGTGGCTACGCATCAGCCTATAGGCGACGCGGCGACCATCCCCGTCGAACTCGATGCCGGACACCACGCGGAGCGCCTCGCCGGTCATCGGCGGCGTCTCGTAAAGCAGATCGGGCTCGATCACTTCAATCTGCAGGGGCACGACCAAGCCGAGGCGCCGAGCCTTCGGCAGCGGCACGCGGACCAGCCGCACCAGCACCTCGCCTGCCTCGGAGCGGCAGCGCGCCGCCTGGGCCTGCTGGCCATAAAAGTCGAGGTTACCGGCCACGTCGCTGCGAGCCGCAAACTCGTTCCAGAGCGCAATCACCCGGTCGTCGGTCGGACCATCGCCGGTGTTGCTCCGCGGAGTGATGCCGTAGCCCACCTCATGAGCCACACGGATGGCAAGTGCCCGGGCCGCGAACGGATTGTCCCGCACCAGCTCGCGTGAGCGGCGGCGCAAGTAGCTCAGCGCCGGCGCCAGCTCGCCATTGGGGCCGCGGTTCGAAGCGATCCACTCCTTGCCGCCCGGCAGCGGCTTGCCTGCGGCGTAGGCGGTCACCTTGCGCGCAACGACCCGGGCCTGCACCCGCTCCGCCTGGCGCTTCGGCGAGAAGACGCCGACCACCCGATCCGCCAACTCGCCTAGCATCGACGCATCACCACGCGCTGATAGGTGATCCGGCTGCGAACCGGCGTGCCGAGGAGCAGCCCAAGCTCCTCCTGCAGGTAAGCCAGCATCCGGTCGTCGGCGGCCGGGTCATACTTCACGCTGCGGTCACCGTGCCGGACCTCGGTCACACCGCCGGCCTTGCGGGTCAGGATACGGTCGATGTCTGCTTGGACCTGGTCGGCGGTACGCGCCATCGCTACCTCCCGAACCACCCTGGTCGCATGTTGAAAAACCCGCCGGATCGCTGCGGCGGCGGTGCCGGAGCCCGGGCCGCCTCAGCCGCAATCACCGCCGGTGCCGGAACTTCCACCGGCACATGAGAGACGGGCGCTTCCGCAGCCGCTCCAATGTCATCCGCCAGGCGGTTCAGCTTCAGCCCGAAGTGGAACAGCCCGCACAACGCCGCGTAGGCATAGACCCGAATGTCGAGGGCCTCGTTGGCCCGGCCCGGCGGCAGCTCCCAGACCCGGAACCGCTGCCCCCGCACCTGCTTCACCACCGATCGCTCGGAGGTCATCTGCGCGAAATAGTTCACGTCCCGGTCCGCCGGGAAATGCATGTAGCCCGGCCCCGGCTTCTCGATGTGGAGCCGCGCCCGGATCACGTCCTTGGCCGCGTTCACGCCGATGATGATCGGCCGGAACGCTGCCTTCGTCTTGCTCGTCGGGCGCTTCGCTGGCCACACCGGCGACCGCTGGCCGCCCTTGGCGCTCTCGCCCTTGATGGCCCATACCCGGCGCCCCAGCCGCGCCTTGGCGAAGCTGTAGACCCGCTGCGCATGGTGCCCGCCGCTGTCGATGCAGGCCGCGGACGCCGCGAAGGTCCGCCCGTCGGCTCTGCTCCAGCGCCGGAGCAGGAACTTGTCGACGAGATCCCAGGTCGATTGCAGGTCCGGGTCGCCCTCGATCACCTCATGGGCAATCGACCAGCTTTCCTCGTTCCGCCCCCACCCGACCACCTCAAGCTCAATGCGGTCATCCTGGACGTCGCCGCCCACGGTGATGATCGCCACCCCGTCCGGCACCTCGGCGTCCCATGCCTCGCAGCGGGCCAGCAGCCGCGTCTCCGCCAGCGCCTTGTCGCCGCGGTCCTCGTAGGGCTCGCCGAGCACCAGGTTGATGAAGGTCTGCCGCTCCAGCGGATCGCCCTTCACCCGCAGCCATTCCTCGACCAGCTTCGGCCAGGAGGCGTTTACGTGCAGGCTGTAGCCGGCCCAGATGTGGAACCCGGCATGCCCGCCGTCAGGATTGGTCGCCCGCCATTCCCCCGCGGAAACCATGTCCGGCTTGTCGGCCTCGTCTATGACGCAGCCATTTGCGCGGCAGGCGTAATAGGCCGTCTCGGGTAAGCCGTTCCCCTTGTCGTCGCGCTTCCACTTGATCCCGTGCGGCGTGTCCGGCCCTCCCCATTCCAGGGGCTGCATCTCGCCGCAGTGCGGGCAAGGGACGAAGAACCGCCGCTGATCCGACCGGGCCCAGTCCTTTTCGATCCGGCTCTCGCCCTTGATCGTCGGGGTGGAGCCCTTCACGATCTTGCGGTTCCAGAAGGTCTCCGACCGCTTGGTGCCGAGGGCGATTTGGTCGCCCTCCTGGCCCGCGCCGCCCTTGGGGTAGCCGTCCACCTCATCGAACAGGATCACCCGCGCCGTGATGCGCCGGAAGCCGCCGGGCGAGTTGGCGCCGACGAACGAAACCGAGGAGCCGTTGCGGAACACCCGCTTCAGCAGCTTCTGCTTTGCGTCCTTGGCCTTCAGGTCGCCGGCGATCTCCGCGAGCGCCGGGGTGTCCCGGAGCATCGGCTCGATCTCGGTGCTGCTGTAGTCCTCCGCGTCCTCGACCCGGGGCTGCACCACCAGGATCGGCGATGGGTCCTGGTGGATGAAGTACCCGACCACATGGTCCAGCACCTTGGTGAAGCCGACGCGCGCCGACTTCATCACCGTGACCTCGGTCACCGAGGGATCGGTGATCGCGTCCATGATCCCGTCCTGATAGGCGTAGGACGTGAAGCGTCCAGTCTGGGCGCTCGTCTCGCGGGAGAGGACGGCATAGCGCGCCGCCCATTGGCTCAGCGTCAGCCGCGGCGGTGGCGCCAGGTTCTTCCGGCGGACCTCGATGAGTTCTTGGTGGAGCGCCTCGGCGCCGCGGTCATATCGACCCTGCTCAGGCGGTAGCGGGCTCTCGGTCACCGGTGAGTTGCTCCAGAGCCTCCACCACGATGCTCATCAGGACGTCCTGCACCTCGGCCACCGTCTTGCAGCGATGAATGCGCGGCGCCTGCTCGGCTGGAATGGCCAGCAGCTTCGTCCGCACCGCTGCGTACTCAGCGCCAACGAAGCGTGAGATGTCCGCCCGCGGCACCACGGCTGCAGATTTCAGGTCGTATTCGAGCTGCTTCAGCCGCCCGAGGTAGTTCTCTTTCAGCGTCTCCGCATCGGCGAGGCTGAGAAGCTCCGTCCCTCCCAGCACGATCCGCTCTGCGGCTTCCGCCGGCGTCTCGCCCGGAAGGGCTGCAACAGGCGCAACAGGTGCTGACCGTGTTGCACCCTGCACCTGCGTGCGGTTGCCCTGGCGCCACCCCGTGCCAACAAGGGCCGGGTCAATCGTTCCGTCGTCCAACGTCTTCAGGTGCTTTGACGCAATCTTGCGCTGGACCAAGGTCCGGCTGCAGCCCTCCCGCCGGGCGAACTCGCTGATCGAGATGCCCTGCACCTGCAACACCTTTCAGAGGACCTCAGCTAGAAAATACATGCGGTCGCGAATACCCCGTGTGGGGCCGGGGCCCCGGGAAGGACCCACGAAAGTCAAGCGCAATCGGTCATCGACGTGCCGTTTTCAGCGCCTCGACCAACGCACCACGCAGGCGCCGCGGGAACTCGGCACGCACAACCCGCTCCACCCTCTGCTCGAAGCCAAGGATAGGCTTGTAGGTCGCTTGCGGGATGAAGGCTGCGAGCAGCTTGAGCCCGCCGCCCTTGGTGCGCTGCCAGAAGCCGCCCACGCCCTTCACCGCGCCCACGAACGTGTCCTTGCTCGCCTTCGCGCGCGCCAGGCCGTGGCGTGGGATATTGCCGAACTGGTTGAGCCTGATCCCTGCTGGCAGGACCAGCGCCTTGCCCTTGGGCTCACGCTGGCCGCCACGGATCTGGTAGCCGAGATACTGCGCCTGCCTGTCCTTGATGAGCACCACCGCGCGAAGCTCGGTCTTGCGAGCCGGGACAATGCCGACTGCCTTCTGGGTGAAGGGGGTCGGACGGTCTAGGTCTTCGGACAGGCCGCGCGTTACGTCGTTGCCCGCCTCACGTGCGATGGTCGTCAGCGCACGAGCGGCGGCGAACGGAAGCTGCTTCCGACTGAAGTCGTCCAGGGTGCGAGAGAGGCGATGGAGGTCATGGCGGACGCTGATGTGGATCATCGGCCCGCCCTGAAAAGCGAAAGCCCGAAGGCATCCATTCTCTGGACGCAATTCGGGCTACTGCTGCCGATATGCCATTTCGCCCCCGTGCGTGTCAACGGGTCATGCCCCAGTAGCGGGCAAGAAATTTCAGACCCTCCCGAACAACCGGCGGGCAGCGATCCCCGACGTCCTCGATCACGGCACTCCAGACCAGATCGCGGTGCCCCCGGCCGCACGCCGTGGTTAGGGCGTCCATGGCCTCGTTATAGCAGCGCCACGCCTTGGCTGCGGCCTTCGCATCCTCGGGATCCATCTCGCCCTGCCAGCCCTTAGGCGAGCTGGCGAAGCCTGCGCTTGAGGGGTGACCCATTGCACCAGAGAGACCAGGGATGGACGCGTCCCAGAAGCCCCTTAGCTTCGCGGCGGCGTCGTACTCCGCGCTATCAGGCGCCACGCCGGTCGTCGGCCAGGCCAGCACAGGCGGGCGCTCATGCTTTGGTCCAGTCGACGGCGGCGTCGCTTTGGCCGCTTGCCGCGCCCTCTTCATTGCCGTGACGACTACTAGCGGCATGGACGCCAAAGCCTGACGCTGGCGCTTCCGGCATTCCTTCCGGCGGCGAGTGCGTGCGTTCGCCATCAGCCCCTCTTCCCCTGAATAGCTTCGATGTGCACCCACCGACACGCAGCCCCCGTCTCAGCCGCTATGCGCAGCCACAGGGCCCTGTCGGACGGTAGGAGGTTCCACGACACCGTGCAGACGTCGTGACCGGCCTGGAGCAGCGTCCTGGCCATAGCTGCGAGGGTCTGGGTGATGATCCCCTCGTCCACCGCGACGCCGAAGGTCGGGCGCACCAGGTCGCGGGCGACCATGGCGCAGCCCTTCTCCTTCACGAGCAGCTCGGCGATGAGGCTTTTGCCCGTGTCGGGGCCGCCGGAGATGACGGTGAGGAGTGGGGTCATGGGCGAGCCGTCCCATTGGGCTGGCCCATAGCTGCCTGGTAACCTTGGACGACACGCGCCACCGCCTTCCCTACGTCCTCAGGGAAAGCCAGGGCGCTGATGAGCAGCCCCAGGACGGCGCCTGCGCACATGCCCTTCACCATCACCGCCACACCCCCCACCCTCGATGATCATTCGCCGTCGCGCCCACCCTCGCCCACCAGTCGACGGTCTCGCGGGTGTGGAGGAGGTCGCGCGCCGTGCGCATCCCGCCC